AATGGCTTACAAAACATTTCACTTGGATTCTTCCTGATGATGACAAGGAATGGTCTATTGATGTTATACTTGAATCTGCTAAAAGATTGGTTCTTACCAAAGGTATAAGAGGTTTAGTTATAGATCCGTGGAATGAATTAGAGCATCTACGCAGGGATGGACAGACTGAGACAGAATATATTTCTGTTGCTCTAAAAAGAATGAGACAATTTGCTAGAAAGTATGGGATACATCTTTGGATTGTTGCTCATCCCGCTAAACTTTATAGAGATAAGAATGGTAAGATACCCATTCCTACTCCTTATGACATCAGTGGTTCAGCAAGATGGAGGGATAAATCAGACAACTGTATAACTGTTTGGAGAGACTTTACAAACACAAATGAATCAATAGTAACTGTTCATATTCAAAAGGTTAGGTTCAAACAGGATGGTAAACTTGGGGAGGTTGAACTGACCTACAACTGGAGAACTGGTACATACCATCTTCCAGAAAATGCAGTAAAAGAAATACCACCAGTGGCTATGTATGGATAAGGTCTGGAAAAAATTTGAGCGTTGGGTTGGTGAGTTTCTAACTGAACTTGGGGACAACGCAGATCGTGTTCCAATCACAGGAAGAACAAGGGGAAGCGCACCAGATGTTACAAGTAATCAATTGTCTATTGAATGTAAATATAGAAAAAATATACCAATCTGGATAAAGGATGCTATGGCTCAAGCGGTTGCATCTTCACGAGATAATAAAGTACCCGTAGTTTTTATAAAAGAAAAAGGTGCTTCGTTTGATGACACACTAATAGTCTTTAGGGCTAAGGATTTCAGGGAGAAACTAAAATGAAAAGAGAATATTTTAATTTGGCTAGGGCAATTGCAGCAGAAGATTCTCCTTGTATGCCTTGTGTTAATTGGAGGCGCTGTGCTAAAAAAGAAATGGCTTGTGAAGCATATCAAAACTATTATGAAACCGGAGATATAATGGGTAACAAAGAACCAACAACTATAATTTATAAAGGTATATTTGATGTCGGGTTTGGAAGCGCTTAAATATTTAACAATCAAACCCAACAGTATATGGACTGAGCGAGATGGCCCTGACTGGGAAGATATAGCAGGCACTCTTGCTAAAGCAAGCGACATGGCTGCTTGTTACGGAAGATACAAGTACTGCCTTGAAACTAAATGGCATAATAAATTAATTAGCTATTTATATTCTGAAGCTAAAAAATTAAACTGGAACAAAACAATATCTGATAAAGATATATTTATAGCAGTTAATCTTGCTCTATATGAAATGGTTAACCCATCTATATGCCCCAAGTGTAACGGAAGAAGGGAGGTAATTATATTAGATAAACTATACAAATGTGATGTGTGCGATGGATCAGGAAAAAAACAAATGTCAGATAGAGCAAGAGGATTATATCTAAAAGGAGAAAGACATGTCTTTTATAGATATTTTAAATATAATTATTTCAATCATCTTATTCCCATTCTTGATCAGTGGGAAATGGAATTGAATAAAGTATTTAATCCATACAATAAAGTAAAATGAAGAATAAAAAATATCTTAAGTGGGTAGCAGAACAACCATGTATATACTGTGGAAAGGAATCTCAAGCACACCACCTTAGAGTTTATTCGTTGGGAGCTGGAGCAGGAAAGAAAGCTCCTGATTATTTTACTTTGCCAGTATGTTATGAGCATCACGCAGAGTGCCACAGCCTTGAGATAGATAAGGAAACTCAAATGAGATGGTGTCTGCAAACAATAGGACGAGCATTTGAATATGGTATAATAGAATGGAAGGAAAAGTAAAAACACAACGATTTAAATTGTATGATGTACACGCTAAGAATAGATGTGTCGATTATATACAACAATTATCGCTATCAAAAGAGCCTTACGAGGTTATTGTTAGACCATATAACAAAAAGAACCAAAGGTCTATTGACCAAAACAATAGATACTGGCACATAATTAGGGAGGCTGCGAATGAAATAGGATACACAGCAAACGAGTTACACTCTATAATGTCTGTCCAAATACTTGGAACAAATACTATAACTAACTTAGATGGAGAGCCAGTACAGGTAGCAATTCAAACATCAAGTTTAAATGTTCATGAGTTTGCTGAATATATGGAGCGTGTGGAATCAACGTTGATTGAAGCAGGATTTTATAATCCACTAACAATGACCAGAGGAGCTGCAGTGCTATGAATGAAGATGATGTTCCTGATTGGTGGCACCAACAAACTCTTGAGGAGGAGGAGTACAATGAACGCATAGAGTTTGAAGATTGGCTAGATAAAATTGATGCTCAAACATATGAACTAGACTACTTTGAGTATCAAAAATTTATAAATAATAATGGGAGAAAAGATGGACAGTATAGAGATGGGATTGAAAAGGCCCTTTCCAGAAAGCAAGATTCGTTGGCGTAAGGGCGGAGGAGGAGCTGAGTTAGCATACATTACAGCCAGAGATGTTATGGATAGGCTTGATGATGTGCTTGGTATGGCTAACTGGCAAACAAAATACTCTTGGATTGGTGATAGGATGATATGTGAATTGTCAATTAAGATTGGAGATCAATGGATAACCAAATCAGATGGTGCTGATGATTCAAATATTGAAGGAGCAAAGGGTGGTATATCTGATGCGCTAAAACGTGCTGCTGTATTGTTTGGGATAGCTAGATATCTTTATCACCCTAATGCTTTTGACAGGAATAAAAAAGCCGCTTCTTGGGCAACGCCAGAAGGCTTCGATAAACTAATGGCAGAGCGATCAAAGGATAAGTAATGCATTGGTATAGCAAAGATAGAAAGCCACAACATTTTATTGAAGGTAAAAATGGCAAGACTAGGGCAACAACTTTAAAAGATGCAAGGAAGTATGGCTGGATGCCATCTGTCACATCTGTATTAGATATCCTTGCTAAGCCCGGACTTGATACATGGAAAACCAACAAAGCAATTGAGGCTGCTGCGATTGTCCCAAGAGGCGAGCTTGATATAACAGACTGGAAAACAAAAGTATTATCTGAAAGCAAACGAGAAACAGTAGAGGCATCTGAAAGAGGAAGTCGTATACATAATATGCTTGAGCAGTGCTTTAAAACAAAAGAACAGCCAAGCGATCCAGAGGATGCTGGAATATTTAATGCTGTATCTGCATTGCTAGATATAAATTGCGGAAAACAAGAATGGAGATCTGAAGAAATTATTTGCAATCTAAGGGATGGGTATGGGGGTATGATTGATCTAGTATCTGATGAATGGGTGATTGATTTTAAAACCAAAGAGTTTTCTACTGGATCAAAACAATTAGCTTATGAATCAATGGCTTATCAATTGATTGCATATGAGCGAGCATTGCCTGCACCACCTAAAAGAATAGCAAACATTTTTATAAGTGCTAACAATCCCGGCACAGTTGTATTTCATGAATGGGATAAATCAGAGTTCGATAGATACTGGATGATATTTAAATCTTCTCTAGAAGTTTGGAAGAATGTAAAGAAGTATTGGCCAGAAAAACACGGAGAAAATAATGAAGGGAATTAATAAAGTAATACTGCTTGGTAACGTATGGAAAGAGCCTACTGTCCGAGATACAAAAAACGGTAGCAAGATGGCTCAAGTTTCTATGGTAACTGAGTCTGGTTACGGAGAATATAAAAAGGCAGACTGGCACAACGTAATCTTCTATGGCAAACAAGCAGAGGTTGTTGATGCATACGTTGGCAAAGGAACTAATCTATATGTAGAGGGTTCTATTGATTATAGAAAGTATACTGATAAGTCAGGGGTAGAAAAGTATACTACTGATATCAAAGGATATACTTTACAAATGATCAATAGCCCAGATGCTTATAAAGAAGTTGATGTTCAATCAAGCGGTAGCCAACCAATGCCCGCAAGTGCTAGGGCAGAGATGGCATCAATAGCCAGAGATGTTTCGGCAGATGACATACCGTTCTAAAGGAGAGCCATACGACGAAATAATATATTTCTTAGCAAGAGACATATATCGTGGAAAAGATCAAAAGCCCGTTAAGTTTAACTCATGGGAAGAATGTTTCAAGCACCACGCAGGATGTACTCTGCAACAATACATGAAGTATGCTAAAGATAACAAACTAAAGAAAAGGTATATCGATGAGCGATCAAATAAAAGTTGAGCTAATGGACATTGCATATGCAACGCCAGATAAAGGCACAGAGTTTTCTGTAGGGTATGATCTGTACGCTGCAGAAGATGAGGTCATCAGACCTCTCGATAAAAAACTTATTCGCACTGGAATAAAATTGCACATGCCAATTGGTATCGAGGCTCAAGTAAGAAGTAGAAGCGGCCTTGCTGCAAAGCATGGAGTCTTTGTTCTTAACTCTCCGGGAACAATAGACCCTGACTATAAAGGAGAAGTAAAAGTAATTCTATTTAATACTGGACATCTTCCTTTTGATATCGAACGAGGAGATAGGATTGCACAACTTGTATTCCATTCTTACTTATCGCCAGTAATTAATACAGGAGAAATTAAACATTCAATTCGTGGAGAAGGTGGCTTTGGTAGCACAGGTATTAATGATCAAAGAATGGTAGGTTAAATGAAATTTAAAACACAACTAGGTGAAGATATATTTAAAAACAAATACGCATCTACTGAGTATGAAACTTGGAGTGACAAGGCGCATGCTGTAGTAAATAGTGTATGCGGTGACTTCAATGGAACAAAGAATCCATTGATGGATAAATCTGAAAGGGATCAACTTGCTGAATATATATCAGACTTTAAGTTTATTCCCGGTGGTAGATACCTTTGGTATGCAGGTCGAGATGCTAGGTTCTACAACAACTGCTATCTACTTAGGCTTGAAGAAGATACCAGAGAAGAATGGGCTGGCGTTACGCAACGTGCCATGTCTTGTCTTATGACTGGCGGTGGTATTGGTGTAGATATCTCAGCTGCTCGTCCATCTGGTCGTAGACTAAAGCGTACAGGTGGCGTTGCATCTGGACCTATTCCATTGCTGTATACTCTTAATGAGGTTGGTCGCAATGTTATGCAAGGTGGTAGCCGTAGATCTGCGCTATACGGTAGCATGAACTGGCAGCATGAAGATGCATCCCAGTTACTTAAAGTTAAAAACTGGGGAGACATTCAGGTAGGAGATACAACTTATGCTGACCTAAAGAAGGCAGACTTTAATGCTCCTGCTCCGCTAGATATGATGAACATCTCTTTAAACTACGATGATGAGTGGTTAAAAGACCAGATGAATCCTATCTATATGGAAAATGTACGACAAGCTATGATGACTGGTGAGCCGGGCTTCTCGTTTAACTTCGGTGATAAACAAAATGAAACGCTTCGCAATGCTTGTACAGAAATTACGTCTGAAGATGACAGTGATGTATGCAATCTTGGCTCTGTCAATCTTGCTAACATTGACTCGGTTCAAGAGTTTCGTGATGTCGTTAGTCTTGCTAGTAAGTTCTTGGTATGCGGACTTATTAGAGCGCAAGTTCCGTATGAAAAGATTGCAAAAGTAAGAAGGCAAAACAGTCGTATTGGTCTTGGTCTTATGGGCATGCATGAATGGCTGCTCAAAAGAAATCACAAATATGAAATGACAGATGAACTAAAACAATGGATGAAAGTATATGAATCAGAAAGCAAACGATCCGCTGATGCTCATTGTGACAGGCTTTTTCTGCAACGTCCTAAAGGATACAGAGCTATTGCTCCAACAGGGACAATTAGCATCCTCGCAGGAACTACCTCTGGAGTGGAGCCGATCTACGCCGTGGCATACCGCAGGCGCTATCTTACAGACGGAACCAAATGGAAGCATCAGTTTGTTGTTGACGGTACAGCCCAAGCCCTAATTGATTCTGGTATTAATCCTAACTCAATTGAATCTGCTGTTGATTTAGCAGAAGATCCAGAGCGCAGGATTAAGTTCCAGTTTGAACTGCAAAAGTATGTTGATCATGCAATCAGCAGTACACTTAATCTTCCCGCTTGGGGATCTGATCTTAACAATGAAGACACGGTACTAAAGTATGCAGGTACTATCGCTAAGTATGCTCATGGTTTGCGTGGATTAACTGTCTATCCAGATGGTGCTCGCGGTGGTCAGCCTATTACTTCTGTACCTTACGAAGAGGCTCATGCCAAACGCGGTGTTATTTACGAAGACAACTCTGAAGAACAATGTTTAAGTGGAGTTTGTGGAATCTAATGGGAGATAAATATGAAGGGACAAAGGAAAAATATGCTAATCATTCCGGATGCACATGCTGCTCCGGGATACGATAGCGACAGGTTTACGGCGCTAGGTAACTACATAGTTGCTCAGAAGCCTGACATAATCGTATGCTTGGGAGACTTTGCAGACATGCCTAGTCTCTCTTCATACGATAAAGGAACCAAGGGTTTTGAAGGAAGGAGATATAAGAAAGATATAGATGCTGCTCTTGATGGACAAGACAAGATGTTTGCTCCAATCAAAAAGCATAATGATCTAAAAAGAAAACGAAAGGAAAAGCAGTACAAACCTAAGATGCATATGTGCTTAGGCAATCATGAGGATCGTATTGATAGAGCAATTAACTCAGCTCCAGAACTAGATGGTGCCATATCTATGAAGGATCTACAATACGAAAAGTATGGTTGGAAGATTACCCCTTTCAAAGGATGCTTATCTCTAGAGGGAATATCATTCTCTCACTACTTCACATCTGGGGTGGCGGGAAGGCCAATCAGCTCAGCACACATTGGCCATCAACTGGTTTCTAAACTGCACTGCTCAGCGGTGCAAGGACATTCACACTTGTATAATCATGCAGAACAAACACGTCCTGATGGTCAAAAGATCTTTGGACTAAGCGCGGGGTGCTTCTCTCACCCACATTATTCAGAAAGCTGGTGTCGTGATACTGAATATAACTGGTGGAGAGGAGTGGTAACTTTAAACGGACTAGATGGAGAAGGATACTACGATGAAATACACGCTGTAACTCAGCGCAAACTATTGAGGGATTACCTATGAATCTAAAGCCATGTCCATTTTGTGGAACAGAGGCTGTAATTAGCACATTTGTTGTTGGATGTCCAGAGTGTGCTACATCTTTTACCTATGTTCCAGACGATAAAGAAGATAAGAATAAAGCAATCAATCAATGGAATACAAGAAATGGCAAGTGATATATTTAAAATAATATTATTTTATTTAGGATATATCCTTCTTTCTGGCTTTGGCCTCTGGCTTTTTAATTGATCCCTGTTTCCCCCCTGTAACAAGGGGGGTTATTTTTCTAACACATCCAATAGGCATAACAGTAAACCCAAACCATTCACCTTTCTCATCTTTGGTCGTGGCAATACGGACTTCTTCATGGTCATGATTAATTAAATATCCATACGACCAAAAGATTGGCATTGTTGTTTCTTCAGACTTTTCCCACCCGGCAGTTGATATTATATCAACCCACTCTACTTCAACGTAGTTCATAAAGGAACCTTGCTTGCTGCTTCAGACCACTTTTGTAATTCAAGATACTTCTGAGAAGCAAGCAGTCTATACTCATCATAAAGATCTTGCCTCTTTGCTGGACTAAGATTAGGATCTTGTAATACTTTGTAAGCCCTAGAAATAATATCATCTATCTCTCGCTGCTTCCAGTAGTATTTGTTCTGCATTTCATAAGGTCCAATCTTAATGGTATTTATACCAAACCAAGACAAAGCAGCATCTACTGAACCGTACTTTGCAAGACCATCCTTTCCTATATTTCCTTCAATAAGATCTGCAACCGCCGCAGATTTCCACAAAGGACCGCCCCCTGCAGATATATCACCAGACTTGTTTCTAGGAAGAATCATAGGTGGAAGCATATAAGAAGCCATAAACATCATAATGTCTTGGGCCTGTTGTGAAGTAGGATCAGACTCATTCCATATCTCTTGCCCAGTAAATGGATCAATGTTCTGCATACCGCTTATCAATCCTTGAACAGGACCGCCAAAGATTCCAACAGTTTTCCAAGCCTCGCCAAGCTCCCCCTTAGCAATGTCCTTCATCATTGAGTAGTGAGCTCCCCAAGGCAGGAAATAACTCATGTCAAACGCAACCCATTTTCCGTTATCATCCTTGTATGGCAAGAAGAATACATTCATATTTCCTTCGGCATACTCAGGAACAAACTTCTTCAATGCCTCTAACTCTTCATCATCAATGTCATCAAACTGCGCCATAAACATCTCTGCCATCAGGTAAGGCAATGCAATAAACTTTAAGTTTGCTACAGGATGATCTTTAATATTTCTCATTATCTGAGTTAGAGCCTTGGCATTAAATGTGATAAACGGAGAGCCAAGAGGCATAGACCTTAAAGTTCTAAGCAAAGGAGAAACATTACCGTAATCAAGAAGTGCTTCGTTTGCTTTAATAGCTGCTTCTGCCTCTGAAAGACCAAGCCTTTCTACCCCATCAATAAGCTTTGCTATCTTAAACAGTACCTCTGTTTTTTGATACATCCTACCAAAGACATTAAACTGATCCATTGCTAATTTAGTTTTAGCAAAGAACCCAGTCATTCCATCCTCATCTTTTTGCAATTGGGCAAGTTGTTTGTCAATACTTCCTAGTTCTTCAGAAGAAAATGTTGTAGTCTCAATGCCATACTTTCTAGCAAGTTCCATGTACTTGCCGTTATTAATTATTTCATTAAGAGATTTGCTAATTAAATTAGGTATCCTATGAATCGGAACTCCAGAACTGTTCAAAAGAGTAAGGTTTGATATTGCGTTCCTTGACTGAGCAGGAATTTGCATTGGAACGTGAGTATACTTAAATGTTTTTTGAGCCTTAGATGCAAACCTAAGCACACTATTTAAAACCTCGTTCTGAGAGCTAATAATACCCTGCTGAACTATATCATCCCATATTCTTTTATCAAGATACAGTCCTCTCATCGCGCCATACCTAACAGAGTTAGGAACTTTCTTATACTTCTTCGTATCTACATTAGCTATTTCTGGGCGTTTAGCAATCTCGCTGTCTATTCTTCTGGCAAAAGCTTCAGTTGCATTTGCATCAGCCGCTTGTCCTTTTGATCTAAGAATAGCAGCCCTTTGTTTCATTCCATCTGAAAGCTCTTTGAAATAAAATGTAGAACCTGTTACTCCATCAATCTCCATAATCTGATTAGGAATAACCCAACCGTTAGTTAATGGAGCGCTAGCAATAAAGTTAAGCAGATCAATTGTTGCTAGGTCTGTTCCAGCCATTGTGATATATCTAGACGCAAGATAAGCTGGATCTTTTATTCGACCAGATATAAGTCCTTGTATAACAGATTCCTCATCCTTTCTGGCTCTAGTATATCCCATACTTCCAGTCATAAACCCACTTCCAATTTTATCCTGACCTTTCATAACAAACTCAAGATAAACTCTTGGCAGGTACTTGCCTCGCAAACCCTCAAACTGATCTCTATCTAAAACTCCAGCATTTACAAGCCTTTCTCCAAGATCCTCTATCATTCTCTTAGCTCTAACAGCTCCCTCTCTGACAGTCATCTTCGCTTCGTTCTTTGGTCCGGGCCTAGTCCCCCTTAGCACAGATTCAAATGGAGCGTATGATATTTTTTTGTTTGAAATGCGATCAGGAGATGCGTCCCTAGTCTCAAAGAATTCTTGCAAGGCTCTTTTTTCTGCAGGAGTTTTAGCATTTCTAAGAACGTCATTTAAAACTCTTCCAAGATTTGCATACTTTTCCTTCTCACCCTTCATCAACATCCTTGCTTCTTCTAGAACTTTATACTCATTAACAGTCATCAAAGGCTCAATGTATTTCTGAATAGCCTTGAATGAACTTTGCATAATACTTCTGCCTTTCTCAGCAGCCTGAGTATTTTGCACTGCATCTCCTATGATTCTTTTACCTCTGCTTTCAAATATACTAACAGCTTTGTCATCATAAAGAATAGCCTGCTCACTTTTAAATTGGCCGTCATTTAAAAGAATGTAGCTACTAGATCCATAATCTTCTTTTTCATTTGTATATTTAATTGAGTCGTAGCCGTCTTCTAATAAAATATTCCTTACCTTTTTGGCAAAAGATTTTCTTTGTGCTTCTGATACAGTTGTTGAAAGTTTTTTCTCGCCCTTGGCAATAGAATAAGCAACCTCTAATATTTTATTAAGGGTATCATTTTCGCTAGCATCTTCTAAAAGTACCTCTCTAATCCAAGCAAACGGATTATCAAATGCTCCCAAGTCTGCCATCTCTAAAGGATTTTTAATACTTGCATAGCCAGAGTACATAACTTCTTGATCGCTTCTAGGCAGGAATTGACCTTCAGCTATAGACTCTAATCTTTCTGCAGCTGCTTGCCTAGTACCAACGTGAAGACCAAGCTCAGTTTTTTCAAAAACTGGAGCAGTAAAGTTAACTAAAGATCCATGATAAACAATATCTTTTACCTTTGAATCTTTTAAAAATTTGTTTCTTCTTATAACTGCAAGACGATCTTTTGCTGCTCCCTCATAAGTTCTTAAAGCATGAGCTGGAACTCTTCCTACAGAATACTGAACAAGAGAAACAATATCATCAACGGATACTTCTGGTTTTGCATTTGGATCAAAAGGTTTTAATATCTTTGCAAAGAATCTATTAAAGGCTTTTGTAATTTTATTCCACAAAGATGGCTTTATATCGGCAGCTTTAAACTGAATAACATGAGCAAGAACCTCCTCCCAGAATGAAGAGTTGTCTTCATTTCTTACCCACCGATCAAACTCTCCAATGTTTCTTGCAGGAGCGCCAATCTTTAATTCAGATAAAGGTATTCTCTTGCCATAGTAATTATCAAGAACAGCATTTACTGCATCAACAACTACCTCATCTCCAGTCCTATGCAGTTTATATATCTGGTCTAGTACCTGAGCAAACTCTCTATCAGATAAAATATTTTTACCGTAATGAACTCCAAGCTCATGTAATATTAAGCCTCTAACATCGTTTGTATTATTAGCTATGTTGTCGATAATAAATACAACACTTCCGTTTTGAGCATCAACAAAAGCATTAGTTTCTTTCTTGATATTCTTGTATCTTTGAGAAGAAGATACGACTTGGTTGTAAGTCATCAGCTTTATAAAGCCAATATCAATCATTCGCTTAGTAGCTTTGCTTCCCCAGATGTCATTCATCTCTGACATTAAGGCGTTGCTTGCAAGAACTGGAGATTCAAATCCTTTTTCTGGCGCTGCAGATCTTGACTCTTTTATGTTAGAGTCACCCCAACCAAGGTCATCATCATCAACTATAAAGTTAGATTCATCTTCTATGTAAGATGTATCAATCTCTTGGTCTGAGTTAAGCCATTCAGTTATAGCAAGAACATATGTAGACTTGCTAGGCTTTTTCTTTTTATCCCTATAATCAACGCCTTCTTTTGATTTAAAGAATTTATCTGGGTATAATTGGAAAGAACTTTCCTGAGACTCTATAGATTCGGCAAGCTTTTTAAGGTCGCCAAGAGACATGCCACCATTTTTCTTGGTGTTGTTTAGTGTTAGAAGTACTGTATCTTTTTCTCCTGACTCCCACATATCCATCATCACTGTGTAGTCATCGAGAAACTGATCAGAAAGAGATTGAATATCTTCTACTACATCTTTTTCTTCAGCAAAGACTTCAGCTATTTCTTTTTTTTTTAACTCATCAACTCTTGCTGCAGCGTCTAATATTTCTGCGTCATCTGTTTCGCTGTATCTATCTTTTAAGAAAAGCTCCTCTTCTTCTGCCTCTTCACGCTGAGCATCTGCTTCACTTGATTTTATCGCTTTGGAAGCAACATCTGCAACATCTTCGCCAGCAATATTACCTATAAATGCAGAATCTAGTACACCCTTATCAAGCAAAAGCTCAAACCAATCTTGCAATGATTCATCTGGATTTGATGGAACCATAGCGTATTTAATCTGTGGTTTTGATTGAAGATTTTTAATCTCTTTTTTGGCGTCAGCTATTGTAGCTTTCTGCTCACTAGTAAGAGGCTTCTTATCTTTCTTGCTCTTATCATTGATACGATCAATTCTTCTCTGTGCTGCCAATATTTCATTGGCATTATCTACAACATCAACAGGAGCAAGAACCGCCTTGTCGTTTTCTATCTGACTAGTAATGTAATCATAGAATAAAAACGGCTGTTGTTGAACAGAATCTGAGATCCTTCTGGCATCATTAAGATCAGCAGCACTAAAGTAAACAATCTCTATTCCCTTTCCTTTGTATTGAACTGCAACGTCGTACCCAGCCGAAGACATTCTTTCGGAAAGATGGTAGTTTGTTTTTACGCTTGGAACAATATCCCTCTTGTCTTTACTATTCTTATCTCCAGATTTTCCGGGAATAGTCTGAGGAATCCTTGCTCTTCCAGCAAACTTACCAATGCCTTGATCTTTGGCCTCAGCCAAAATTGCTGCTTTTCTTTCTTCAGCGGAAGACACTTTTGCTTCCTGCTTTGAAGTTATAATAGCAGATCTTTTTCTTGCGCGAGATATCCTTGATGCTTCTCTCTCAGCGGCAGTAGATTCTTTTGAAGCCTTATCAACTCTTCGCTGGTAAATCTTGTCAAGCTCTTCCTGAGTTGCTCGATTAAGCATATTACTAGCATTAAGTCGATTTGTACTTGCCTTGAATGGCTCTCCATCCACATAGGTTTGGTAAGGTTTTCCTTTCTCAAGAGGGTTATTTAATTTCTTAATCTCTCCCATCTTGCCCGGAATATTAGGAAGTTCCTGTGGGGTAGAGTACTTCCTCTTACTTTCCTTTGGCTCTTCTACCTGCTTACCTTTGGAAGGCTTCTTACCTTGAAGTTTTGAAAGCTCAGCATTAAGATTAGTCAGTTTTGTCTGGCCTGTATTTAATACAGTCCTGTTTGCAGCGTACCTTCTTGCCTGCTCTAAATAATTATCAGCAAATTTGCTAAGCCGGGAATCGTTTCTAATTACATCAGCTCTTTTCTGAATAGCTTTGTTTACTACAAAATTCTGAGCAGTTACGTCTGCAATGGCTTTCTTTTCAATTTCAATTAAAACCTTTTGCTCGTCTATCTCCTTCTGTAGATTAGCTATCTTTTGCTTATCTGCTCCAGATTTTAGCTTGCTTTTTTGTGCGTCAGATCCAAATCTACTGATTGCAGCATTTTTTACAGAATCTAGAGATCCAGTAAATTCAACGGTCTCCCCTCGATAAGTAACATTGTACACATTCTCTGCATCAGTTGATCTAATCGTAGTAGGATATCCATTTAGAGTACCAGAGATAGCCCCATCTTTCTTCTCTCTCCATACAACAGCTCTATCTTTCTGTCGTTTAGATGGTTCTTTAGTAGGCTCAGCCTCTTGTTCAATCTCTGGTTTAGCCTTTGGTTCAGCTGCTTTTTCTTCTGCCTTTTTTGTCTCCCTTTTATCCTCTGTTGTTTTCTTCTTCTCAGGCTTAACAGGGGCCTCCTCAGCAGCTTTTTTAGGTTTAGTTGGGGGTGGGGTAGCACCCTCCTCTGTCTCCTCTTGAGCGGCCTCTGGTTTCGTCTCAGGAGCAGGCGCAGGTTTGGTAGTTGCTTTAACCTTGGGCTCTGCTGCAGCACGCTCTCTTGCATCTGCTTCGCGCTCAGCCCTAAGATCTTTGATTCTGCTGTCTACTTCTTTTCTAAATAAGCTTCTAGCTTCCGGACCAAGCTCTCTCCCAACGGACTCAGCCTCTGACTCAGACATTGCTTTGATGGTTCTAATAGGAGTATCGTCATCCACATTTAAATATGGAGTAATGAATCTGTAAGCCCTATCTTCTGCCTCCAGCTTGTTAATCTCGACTTGTCTTGCTTGGGATTCTGCCTCACGAGCAGCTTGACGATCATCAATTTCACGCCTAGTACGCTCCTGTTCTGCTTGTTGTTTGGCAGCGTCGGCTTGCTCAGCCTCCATTCTTGCAAGTCTTTCTTGCTCAAAAGCTCTCAAGTCTTCCAATGTTGGAGAAGGTGAGGCTTCTGGAATTCCCTGCGCTCTACGTCTTGCTCTCTCCTGTGCTGCCCTAGCCTCATTAAGCATGTCAACATCTTGCGCTGTTTCTGGTACGCCCTGAGCCTTACGCCTCGCCCTTTGCACCGCCTCACCACCAACTTCAACATCTGCATTGGTAAGAGTAGTTGGACCAAGACCAGTTTTAATTACTGGTTCTTCAGACTTAGCCCCTTCATCTGCACGTCGTCTTATTTCTTCAGTAAGAGCAATGTCTTCTTCAGTTGCAGCAGCAGCCCTAGCACGCTCTTGTGCTCTCTGCTCTCCCGCAATGGTAGGCATCTCAACTCCACGGGCCTGATCAATTCTTGCTTGCTCTTCGGCTCTTCGCTGCCTGCCTTGCTCAAGAATTCTGGACATTCTTGGCATCAAAGGCTCTGGCTGTGGGGCAGCTTGAGGCATATCGTATTCGCCTTCTATTGGCTGCTCTCCTACAAATACACCTGAAGCATCATCTCTGCGAGGAAGTATTTCTGGCATAGAAGTTTGAGCGTCTACATCTACTTCTTCACCAGCTTGTCCAGCTGCTTCAAGCCCAGCATCTGCTCGTTCTGCAATAGTTCTTGATGTTTCTTCCTCAAGAGTTGGCTCAGTTCTTCCTCCGCCTATTTCAATGGTAAGCTTTCCATCTTTAATAGTAACGCCCGGAGGTAGATTATTTGGATCAACATTTTCCAATATGCCAAATGCAGGAACCTCTATCTGAGAAGGTCCCCCTTCTACAGGAGTAACAATATTTCCTTCTTGATCCCTTACTCCCTCTCCCTCTTGTGTTGGAGTGGTGTCTACATCAACCTCTTCTCCTAACTGGCCAGCAGTTTCTGGAGTTTCAACAACGTCAGGAGAAACGGTTGGGTAAGCAACATTAAGCTTCGTCAAGTTCTTTGCGTTCTTGACCTTTTTTATCTCACGATTAATTCTTATCTTTGCAATTCTATTTGGAGCGTTTTCTAGTTCCTGCTCCAGAGTTGCAACAATCTCATCCTTTCTTGTTTCTAATGCTCTTTTAGCTGACTGTCTATTTGAGTGTTGAACTGCTTGACCGGTAACGGTAAAGCCAGTAGTTCCAAGACCGCCAAGAACTTCCAAGAAAGCTTGCTTGCCAATGTCCTCAGCAGTAAGCTTAGCGTCAGTTCCTATCTTAGTAAGAATTTCCTCTGATGCTCCGCCTGCAGCCTCCCATCCAAGATCTCTCTTAATGGCATTTAATGAAACCTTTAAAAGGCCTGCATCTGCAAGTTTTTTAGATGGCGCAAGAAATGGCAATCGCTCAGCAGCAACGTTTATAACAGCGCTAGTAGCTGCAGCGGCAACATCTAAAGGGCTCGCCTCATTATTTGTAAGGCCCTTATTCGCCATTCTTTCATTAAGCGTTCTTTCTGTCTCAGAAACAAGAAGAGGAGCGCCCATTGCTGGAATAGCAGAAAGCAAGTACGCGGCAGCGTTAGGAAATTGGTCTCTTACAAAAAGCAATGAGGGCATAAAGTCCCCATTCTTTAGACCCTCAAATACTTCATCACCAGTTACTTTGATACGATCAGATTCTGTTGCTTTTGATACACCCATCAAAATATCTTGGGCAGTCCTAAAAATAGAAGCGCCAGTTGACTGCCAATCAGAATCATCAGCGTCATCATCTATCCACTCAAACACAGTTCCAGCAGCGCCGGATAGATTGCCAACAATAGATGAAAGAGTAGATACAAAATCACCAGCAGCCCCAGTAAACGTCCAATCACTTGAAGAAGCAGCAGTCTCCGTAGGTTGCGACACAGCGCTAGGAGATTGAGGTCTGTAGGTGTCTGTGATACTACCTAGTAAAGCTTGTACATCTGGTTGAGTAGCCATTAATATTCCTTCAATACTTCGTTGATTAAGCCGCCGCCTGTTCTGACTTTGTTACCATATTTATCAACTGTATCTCCGGGTTTAGATGTTTTTGAAGCGCCCATACCCCTAAAGATATTGGCAAACCTTTTTTGAAACTCTGCATTGCTGATCTGTCCTTTTAAGAACTGAGTAATTCCAGCATCTTCTGCTGCTAGCGCAATCAGCTGGTCTTGGAATGTTTTATTAAATACGATATTATCTAATTGATCAGCTGTCATGCCAAGATATTTTTCTGCAATTGGTCTAATAAATACGCCATATTTAAACTGACCAACACCAACAGCCTTGTCTCCGTATTTTTCTCTGATCTGTTTAATAGTCATGTTTGTTAACTCAGAGTCCCCCTTCGTACTACCTGCAACAGCGTTGTATCCATTAACATTAGATTCGGCAGCTTTAACAAGAGGTGCAAGCTCCCTAATAAGTCCTGATTTTTTAATCTCAATATCTTCAGATTCTTTTGGTATGTTTGTTGGGTACACGTCTACGGAGCCCATTTCCATAACATTTGGATCATTCCAAGGTTGCTGAGAAAGCCTGTAGTTAACAGCTTCCTCGCTAAAAGGATCTTCAAAGGTAACAGTTTCTGATGCTGGTTCAGTAGTAGCAATACTGCTTCCACCCAACAGACCACCCTCCATCATCAGTTGCTCTGCTTGTCCTACATCACCTTCAAATATAGTTCCCTCTGGTGTACCGCTACCTATTAAACTACCGATTCTTCCTTCTAATGCTTCCTCTCCTCCGGCAATTGCAATAATTGCCTCTTTTATTTCTTGTTTAATATCGTCAGGAAGAGATTTAATAATGCCGTCAGCAATCTTTATCACTTCATCTTTTGCTAATTTACCCAATGGGCTGTTAAAAAATTCTTCAGCGGTTTCTTTTGCTGCTGCAACAGCATCTCTCTGCATCTGTTCTTTGTTAATACCACCGGGAGGAGTTTTGTAACTATCCCCTTTAAACAATGCATCAGGAGTGTCAGATTTTTTTATTGCATTTAAACTCGCTACTGCCTCAAGAGCTTTCTCAGCTGCCTCAGCAGCTTGTTGTCTTGTAACATTTGAAGAACCAATATAAAAAGCACCTAAGATTGCTTGAGCATCATCAATAGAGGCTAACGTAGTTAGCACTTGTTGTTTTGTTTGAGGATCAAGAGATCCTTTCATTGGATCAGTCTCTAATAATTTTATCCAGTCACTAGATTTTTTTCCTAATTGCTCATACAAAAATTTGTATTTATCTTCCTGTCTAATTAGAGCAGCGCTTTCAATACCAGCTTGATATCTTTCTTCTTCTTTTAAAGCGGCTTCTTTTGCTGCCACAACAGGGGCAATTTCTTGCATTCCAGTGCCAACTGCACTTAACAAACCTCCCAACTTTTTAATTGCCATCAGTTGCCTCCATTGGGGCTAGCATTCCGCCAGCTGGTTGAGGTTGTGGCACTCCGCCAAGCGCTCCGGTAAGCATGTTCATTAAAGATTCCTCTGTAACTTGAGGATCATTTGACTCAACTGCTGCATTGATTGCATATGTTAAAGCTTCTCCTGCAAAAGCCTGTTCTTTCTGCTCGTTTGCAAAATCAATAACACCCTTGCTTTCGGCTAAATCCATAATCTCATGAACAATCTCAGCCATAATTTCAATTTCAATACCGCGATCAATATCGTTACCATCCTCCTCTTCAAGAGCAATCTCATTAGTAACTAAGTTACCAGCAACTTCTCCTAATTTTTGAGCGCTTCCATTGCTAATCTGCTGAAGAATGTCCGCTACTCCATCAGAGTAAATGTAATCAACAATTTTTAATACAACACCTCTAGCTTGTGCAACTTCTTGCTCTGATGCTTCTTCGATAGCAGGATCTTGATCACCTGATTCAACAGGGGATCCTGTAGGCATTGGCATTGCTCTTGCTTGATCTTTAACCATATTAATTCCTTAAGATAAAAGTCCACCACCACCAGTAGGAGGAGATGGCATTCTAGGTGGAGTGTATCCTTGCTCAGTAGTAACCCCTTCAGCATTTGCAACAGTAGGGCTGGTAAAGCCCATATAAGTTCCAGACAAAGCGTTTGCCCTATTTTTAGCTGCAAGTTCAGCCATTGCTATTTCTTCTTTAATTCTTAATTCTTCGTAATCAAATTCAAGTTGAGCTTCAAAATTTTGTTGGCTAAAATCTTCATCATCAGAAAGAAGATTCCCAGCTACCTCAAGGGCTTTTCCTCCAATGTAAAGATCCATTGAATCCATTCCTTTTATTTTTCCAAAAGTCCAAGACGCAGCTTTGCTAACTCCATCAAATATAGAGCCAAGACTGAATGAATCGGAACCAACGCCAGGTACAGATGGTGAAGTTTTGTAAGCATCTCCCATGTAAGTTGCAATAGTATTTGCAGCAGACTTACCACCAAAACCAAATAAAGATTTAAGGCCCTTTAAAAAACCGCCGCCACCGGCAGATGAAGTTCCACCAAAAGCCCCAACTCCAGCAGCAAGAGCAGCTGTTGCTACAATAGCTGGAACAATCTTTTTCATCCTGCTTTTCTTTTTAGGAGTAACAGCTAATCTTGACAAGCCTGTTTCCCTATCAATTCCTACTGTTTTAATCTTTGTCATTGCCATAATTAATAAAACTCCGGAGGAGTAACACTTCCTATCGCAGCCTCAGCAGCTCCAGCACTCATTCCGGGTTGAGTTGCAATAGATGTTCTAGCATTAAGAACTGCTCTCCAATTTGCAGATCTTTCCGCTAACTGACGAAGAGACATGTCAATACTTCCCTGAAGTTTAGACAAGAAAGATTTATAGTATGCTTCGTTTTGAGCAGCTTTAAATTCATTACTATAGTTTTGATTAGCTAATCTTTGTTGCATAAAAGCATCAGCATCCCTTTGTGCAATAGGAACAGCTACAGATAAGATTGCGTTCATAACAGCCTCTTCCGCAATCGAACTATTAAACAACCCCCTAGCAGCCATAGACTGTAATGCTTTGGTACTAGCGGCTCTAAACAATGGGTTGTTTTTGTTGATAAGAGATTTAAGTCTATTCTCTAAAACTTCTGAGCTTGCGCCTTCTTGTACAATTTCTTCTAGATCAGGAAGCTGTAATTTAGATGTATCAATTGTTGCATCTCTAATTTCTGCAGCATAATCTGTACCGCCAGAAGCAACAGATGCTGTAGGTGGCGGTGGCGGAGGAGGCGGCGAAGCAGATTTACTACCACCAGAAGATCCTCCTCCTGTTGTAGTTGTTGGTTCTATTTCTACTTTAGGTGTTTCTGCTTTAGGAGTAGAAGCTGGTTTTATAATTCCATAACCCGGTACTGGATAAAGATCTCCCTCTGCACTTCCATAAGGAACTGGAACTGTAGGAGCTCCAACATATCCAGCACTTAAACCTTTGCTAACATGTACATATTTTTCTTCCCCACCTTCACCGCCAGAAGTTCTAATTTTTTTAAATCCAGAAGCTTTTAAAGCTGCTTCTTTTTCTCTAAGCTCCTTAAGTCTTGCCATATCAGCTGCGTAGTCTGCACCGCCACCATCAGCCTCTAATCTAGGCAATCCTTGAGGAGTAATTTTAGCATCAGGCGAACCTTTAACAGCGTCTCGCCGTCTTAAAAGTTTACGCTCTTCATTAGTAACATAAGCAAGACTTGTCTTGCCACGCTTCATTGGAATGTTCATCGCCTAATTCCTCTTGGAGAATAGTTTACAACCACGCCCTGTAACGTGATAGGTTTATCGTAAATAGATTCGTTTTTAATTATAAGACTCATGTTGGTACCAATACCATTGATCTTTAATCTTTCTGTTGCAACAACCGTAATACCAGTGTTATCGTTAGAAATGTCATCTTCGTTCCACTGGTCTGCAGTTACGCCAACAGTATAAGTTGTTGCTGATGGAGATGTCTTTGGTGTAAAGGTGCCTCCATAATCTAAGCTTGGCTGAACAGTAAGCGTGGTTGCAGTGTCAGCATTTACTTCTAGATTTAAATCTCTAAATCTTTTCTTTATCTGCGGAGATCCATAGTTATGGTAAGCAGTCCTAATAAAAGATGGTACTGACTGGCCATCAAAGCTAGTACCAGAATCAAGCTTTCTAACATAACCATCATCAAAACCCCCGTAAAGAACCTCAAACCCATTAGAATCTTCAGCAGAGCAAACAGAAGATATCTGGTGCTTAAAAGTAAATGGCATAATACCTTGGTTAGATCTGTTAATATAGGTCATGGCTATGCCAGTCTTATCATCGAAGTACAGTCTGTACTGATTTTTACCCCTTACTCTTACAGATAAAATAGCGTTTGATTTTTTTTTCTGAATGTATGGATCAATAGAATCTGATGCAACAGCAGACTGAAAATCGCCAAACGCTTGGACAGTAAAGATAGAAGTGATTCCTCTATCATCCAAGAAAAATGTTTGATCCATCTTTTGGATTGTATACTCAACAGCACCAGTTCCTTGGTGAAACCTTCTTAACTCCCAATCAGCTGCGGATGAACCATACAACATAAATGTGTTGTTCTTAGTAAATACAGACATTACATCATTAACTTCTGTGGAAAACCCAGTAACAACATCACCAACAGAAAGCTCTGCAGCGCCTGTTATAGCGCTCCATTTATTTGGAGCACCAATACTAGAGTGTTGAATAGAGCCGCTAGGATAAGAATAAAACAGATGCTTTGTGTGCGCGTTTACATGTTCTGGAGTGTCAGTATCTGTTCCAGTTTTAATCTTAATAAAAGTGGTGCCATCGTAAGAGAATCCATTGTCTACTCTGTTAACGCCATACATTGTAATTCCAGATGAGGCACCTCTGAAATTATAATTAATAAATTCGTATTTACCATTTGGATTAATAGTTTGATCGTAGATCGTTCCGTCTGCTGTTGCCACAGTTACTTTGCTTGGCTCAGCAGCTCCGTTAACTAGCGCCCTGTTAGTTCCAAGAACTGTAATATTTTCGTTATCAGTCCAAGTTCCAGTATTATTTTTAATGGATAAATATCCAGCCGCAGTACCACCAGTCCATGTACCAGAAGATAAAGTGACGCTTGTTACAACGGCTGTTTTACCAGAGGTAGCACCTGTAATTGTATCTCCAGCAACAATCTCAGATGTACCTGTGTCAAAATTAAGCAACGACATTTGAAGGTCTTCGCCATCAACAAAACCTCCGCTAATGTCAGTCAATACCATAGTACCTTTAGCGCCAGTTTCCCACAGACCATAGTATGAAATACCAGCAAGGTTGGCAGTGGCCCCGCTAGTTGCTCCAGATATTTCTGTTGGAGTACCAGTATCTCCGGGAGTTGGCTCTCCAGAAGATGTAGTATTTTCAAAATCTAACGCTTGACCAAGCTCTACTTCAGACCATCCAGTAGATGACGACTTATACATGCCAGCAGTTGCGCCACCTGACTTATTTCTAAATGCATAGATATTGCCATTATATACCCATACACCAAGAACAGAACCTTCACCCGGAACAATAGTAATAAGGTTCCGTTGGTTCTCAATACGTTCTTGAAGCTCTGGTAAAAGATTTGCGTCCGCGTTCGCATCTCTTAGAACCGGATCGCCATAGGCATACGCGCTGGCGTAGATACCCATTAGCCAACCCTAACTACATTAAGTTGCCCGTATTGAAGTAGC